TTGCTAGACGAATTAAAGAGTTCTTTTGAATTTGCAGACGCTATTCTTGGATTAGCGGAAGACAGTGAACCGATTAGATGCTTGGCGTATGCTGTCGCTGAAAAGTTAGGGCAGTTGATAGCGGAATTAGAACGTGAAGATAAGCAATACGTGGTTAGAAAAAACGATGTAACGCCTGAAATGTTGGAAGCATTTTGTCGCGAGAACCAATATGGCAGAGCCTGACTTCAGCAAGGAAGAATTAGATATCCTCTGCTTGTGTGTTGCTTCATACACCGATAAATATGGCGATACTTATTATCCTGACTTGATGAAGAAGTTACGGAAAATGCAAGAGCCTGATCGCATGACACAAAAGCAGATAGATTATTACAATTTATTGGAGAAAGTTAATGGACGAGCGTGAAGGGGAAGTGTGGGGGTTTAACTACGGTAGTATGTACGCAATGAAATTAAACTGTATCGGTTTATTGAAGATGAGCCACAAATACGGCATGGGGGCGACATATCCAACAAAACGAGAAGCACTGGAAGCATTAGCATCTAGATTAAAACAACTTATGGACGAGGAAGACAATGACTAAAACACAACTATTACACAAACTTATTTGGATGGAAGGCAGCATTAACAGCTTGCTTTTCGTTGTAAGCGATCAAGGAGTCCATGACGCATTGGATGGCATTTACGAGCGAGTGCTCGATTTAATCAGAGAGGTAGGAAATGAAGAAACAAAAGTCGCATCGTGCTCCGAATTTTAAATCAGATGATGGTCGGTGGTTCCTTGTAAGATGCTACGAATGCGAACCAGAACGAGGTACAGAGAATTATGGCGCAGCAGTTTCAAGCGGTATATGTTACAGATGTGGATATGATGCCAACAAAAAGGACATTGTAAGCTCTTGATTTAAAAACTAATCCGGTTCAGAATGATCAGCTTAGCCAGTACGTCAATACTAGCTAGGCTGTGGGCGTAGCCCTTTGGCTATTTAAACCTATTATCACTAGGCTAAATATGCTGGTATTTTATCCAAAGCAGTACTGCAATGCAAACTTATTTCACGTCTTTTTGAAGAGGGATTTTTATCATGCGCAAATTGTTCATACATATGTCGTTATGTCACGCCCCAGGCTATAGCTTGCGGTGGCATATTGGTCGAGTCAAATTTATGGAGGAAATGTGGGAGACGTTTTGCGCTCATGTTAGAGTAAACAAGATTTGATGTAAACGGAAGGGGGTTTTTAAGCCCCCAATTTAACTAAAAAGTGAAGAAGGATTTTGCTATATGAGCATAGCACAGGTGACAAATATCAAACAACATTTAGACAAGATATTCGGGGAAAATCAAGGATTTTGGGAGTATAAAACGATTGATGGTGCGCTTATCTGCTACACGGTTAGGTACTGGGATTATAAGCTAGAAAAAAAACAAGTCCGACCGTGGGCAATGAAAGATGACAAATTAGTTCAGGGTGGTATTTCGGGTTTGCCTCATAAACCTGTTTACCGAATCGAAGAACTAAAGAAATTCCCCGACAAACCGATATTATTTGTAGAAGGTGAGAAAACAGCGGACGCAGCTGCTGAATTATTCCCAGAATATAACGTATTAACATGGCTTGGTGGCTCAAGTGCTGTTAAGAAAATAGATACCAAACACTTAACCAACAAGAAAGTATATTTATTCCCCGATAATGACGAGGCTGGCTTTAAAGCGATGAAAGCTTTGTCTGAAATTCTTATCGACTTAGGTAATGAAGTTCATTATTTAGATCCTAGCTTCATGATGCTGCCCAAAGGATGGGATTTAGCTGATTTTAATTGCGAGTCTGGCGAAGTGGACATGGAATTAATTAAAATGATGTTCAATGATTCCAAGCCAAAGAATGATGAATTTAATTATCATGGCTACCCACACATGACGGATAGCAAAAAACCGCGCCCATTGGACACTACCGGCAATCTTGAATATTTACTTGAGAGCTTCAGCATAAAAGTGCGTTGGAACATGATGAACCGTAGTCGTGATGTGATCGTACCTGGCAAAGAATTTTATTATGAAGAAAGCGAAAACATAGCCCTAACCCATATCACAAACCTTGCTGTTATGAATGACATGCCAGTTCGAAGAATCGACAAACACCTGGACGCAATTGCTTTAGAAGACAGGTATCACCCGATTTGCGACTGGATTTTAAGCCGCCCACTGGTTGACCATGGCATCTTCACCAAGTTCTTAACCTGTATCAGAACCACCAATGACGACTTATCGTATGTGCTAATCAGACGTTGGATGATTTCAGCGGTCACGGCTGCCTTTTCTACCGGTAATTTTGCCCCTCAAGGTGTGTTGGTAATACATGGGGAGCAATACACACATAAGTCGTCCTTTATCATGTCTCTAGCGCCCAAAGAGTTCAGAGCCATTAAAGGTGGCCTGATTTTAGATCCATCCAAAAAAGATGACGTTTTGACGGCTTCACAATACTGGATAGCAGAACTAGCAGAATTAGACGCGACTTTTAAGAAAGCTGACTCAAACAGGCTCAAAGGGTTTATTAACCTTGATGAAGATTCAATCCGCAAGCCTTACGCCATGAAAGATAGCAAGATGGTTAGACGCACTGTCTTTGCTGCTACAGTGAACGAATCAAAGTTTCTGATTGATACTACAGGAAACAGAAGATGGTGGACTGTGAGCATCACAGAGCCTATCAATACTTATCATGGTTTAGACATGCAACAAGTCTGGCGTGAAATTTACGAAATGTATTTACACGGTGAATCGCCCAATCTATCGAAACAGGAACTTCAGCAGTTGAATAGTTCAAATGAATCGTATGAATATCTCGATCCGTTCTATGAGAAATTCCACAACGCCTTCTATTGGGATCGTGACCCGTGCCAATGGATGAATGCCTCACAAGTTCTATCTGAAATGGGCTACGACAAACCCTCTTCCGGTGATTTAAAAAGGATGGGCGACATATTAACTAAAATGAAATTACAAAAAGGTACGGGTCGATTGCGTTATAGCTACTACGTTCCACAGCTAAAACCGTATGGCTATCGGGAAATGTGAGCGATGTGAGCGATGCGTGAGGGATAAAATTTGATCACTCACGCCTACAGACCGCGCCAGTACTGGGTTGGTGAGCGATGTGAGTGATGTGAGTGATCTCTCTATAGTATGATAAATAATATATATATAGCTACTATATAGCACTTATGCGCGTAGAGTGTTTCAAGGTATCGCTCACGCGCATATCGCTCACATTTTTCGTCACAACCCAGCACTGGCGCGGGTTGTAGCGGTGAGCGATAGTGTGAGTGATCGCTCACATTTGGGGTATCGCTCACATTTTTTTATTGTTTTATTGAAGGAGTTGATTAAATTGAATATATTTTATACAAAAGATTTCTGGGATTTATTGTTAAAAGACGACTGGTTAGATAAGTTTGTCGAACATGGTTGGTGTTGGAACGGTTGCAAAACTAAATATCCCATTAAAATTAGTGATTTTTTGTTAATTTCATTAGGATGGATGAATGGATCTAGGTCTGAAGTTCATTCGAGACTGAGAACAATGTTAAATGATCGCGGTTTAAAAGGTACTCGCATATTTCATATGCCGGAACAAATCGCGTGGTGTTCTTGCGAGCCTCGTTTTTCAGAACATCAAAAGAATAAAAAGATGTTCTTTGATATATTGTATAAACTTCATGACGACCGAAAGAAAGCCAATGAAATGGATGGAATTCATAAAGGAAGTGGCAGAATTTCGCAACATTTATCTGCTTAGTTTTGATATTGAATGGTTGGGCAGATTGCTGCCCAGAATTCCATATGACTTGCGTGATGAGATCCTCATTACATACATTGACGTGTGGTCAACAGCAATGGCAGAATGTGACAAGCCTATTCAGGCGATGAATGTGGGTCGTAGAGCTGCTAATATTTATTTGCGAGAGTTAATTGATGAAAGGTATCGTTAAGTTTTATAACACGGAAAAAGGGTATGGATTTGTTAAAGCGAATAACGTCGATTACTTCGTCCATATACGAGACATTAAAGGCATGGCTCCTAATGGAGCGTTATTGCCTGGTCAAAGCGTTGAGTTTGAGGCGCAGACAAATGCTAAGGGCAAGACAGCAAAAAACGTGCAAGTTTTGGCTGACTAAACGATGACTGAAACTGATGATATTCTGGATGAAGTAAGACATATAGTTGATAAAGATCGGCGAAAAGAATATGGCAAACTAAATGAAAGTTTTGTTCGCATAGCCAGCTTATGGTCTGATTACCTCAATCACAATATTACTATCTTTGATGTAGCGTCTATGATGGCGCTCTTAAAAATAAGCCGGCTTAAATCCAATCCATTGCATATGAACAGCATCAAAGATATAATTGGATATATGTATTGTTATGAAAAATTAACTCATGAACCTAAAAAAGAAATGGATTAATCCGACGCGAACTAAAACTTATTATATTTGGCGAAATATGCGCCGGCGTTGTACAGATTCTAAAGATGAAGCCTATCATAGATATGGTGGTCGTGGAATAAAAGTATGTGATAGATGGTTCAATAGTTATGATTTTTTTATTGATGATATGGGTGAATGTCCACAAGACCTTACTTTAGACCGTATCAATGTTGAGGGTAATTATGAATTATCCAACTGTCGATGGGTTACTCAATCAGTTCAGCAAAATAATAAATCAACCAATCACCCTATCACATTTAATGGAGAAACCTTAAATATCAGTCAATGGGCTGATAAGTTA